CCTGGCACAACATCCGCACCGTCAACTGTTGGTGCAACAGGAGGCTCTGCTCCCGCAATACCTGCACCACCTATAATATCAACTCAACAAAACAATACAAATCAAAGTACATCGTTTGATGAAACGTGTAAAAAAATAGGCGGTGAGAATGAAAAACAGATACAACCAACGATACAAGTAAAAGCAACCGTAGGAGTTGACGAAGTATCAAGTAAAACAAATCGAGTAGAAACATTAGAAAAACAATCAACATTTTAAAATTATGGAAAATAAATTACCAATTTACTATGCAACTATAAACGAAGATTTATCGGGCTTAGAATTAAAAGAACAAGGGATACAGAATATTGCATTAGTGGATAGCCCTGCTATGCTTACCGAGTTTTTAGCTTTTAGCGAACATAAACCTTACGAGTTTAAAATGGCTTTACAAGAAGAGCAAAGAATAATAACAGCCCCAGTTATTGTTGCTGACTTACCGATATATCGTAAAGTTGATGACAAAGAATTTTATGTAGTGTATAAAAAAGATACAAATATGCAAATACTACAAAAGTATATGCTTGACGGAAACCAACGCAAAGTAAAATTAACGCATGATACAAGCGACTTATCAAAAGGTGTGTTTGTATTCGAGGTATTTATTAGTGATGCTAGTAGAGGTATTAAACAACCCGAAGGTTTTGATTTACCCGATGGCACTATCTTTTGTTCAATGAAAATTAACAACGATGACATTTGGAAAAAAGTAAAAAGCGGTGAAGTTAAAGGTGTGTCATTAGAGGGTTTCTTTGACTTAGAGCAAGAAATTGAATTAGATCAAAACGAGATTGAAGCTATCATAAAAAATATTTTGTAAAAAGTAAATATTTTACTATATTATATTAACGAAACTAAATTAAATTAAATTAAATATGTTATCAAAAGAAACTAAAGATGCTTTAAAATCAGCATTATTAAAATTAGGGATTGAATTACCCGCTACTCAAGTAGTAAAATTAGAAGACGTTGCTTTAATTGATGGCACTATGTTATCAGTTGATAAAATGGAAGTAGGTGCAATGGCTTCATTTATTGGTGCTGACGGTGTTGCTGTTCCCGCAGAGGGAACTTACGAACTTGCTGACGGTACTAAGATTATTTGTGCAGCTGGTGTTATTACTGAAATCGTTACTAAGGAAGTAGAAGTGGAAATTGAAACACAATCTAAACCATTAGAAGACGAAATGAAAGCAATCTTAAGCCGTTTAGAAGCATTAGAAAAAGGTTACGCTGCAAAGCAAACTAATTTAGAAACGCAATTATCAGAAACTAAAAAAGGTTTATCAGTTGCTTTATCTGCTATTGAATCAATCGACAAAAACTCGGTTGCTTTAAACTTAGAAGCTAACAACAAAACAGTAACTAAAAATTACAACGATTTAACTCCTTTGGAGTTATTCAAATTAAGAAAACAAAATAAGTTCGTAGGATAAAAAATAATATAAACTAAAAATAAAAAACAAAAAACAATGGCAATATCTTATTCACAATTAGTAACGATAAACGGAGTAGCTGCAGATCCAGTAATCTCTGAAATTATCTTTGAAAACAAAACAATCTCTGAAGGCTTAGTAGCTTTTGAAACAGGCATTAAAGCTGGTACTATCTTTACTGAAAATGTAAATACAGTAACTATGCAAAACTGGGCAGTTAACCCATCAGCATCAGGAACTATCGGAATTAACGATGTATTAATCACTCCCGTAAAGGTTGAGTATTTAGATTCATTTACTCCAAATGATTTACGTACTTCTCGTTTTAATCGTGATATGAAGCCAGGTGCTTGGAACGATGTGTCTGATGAGTTTGCTAAAATGGTTTTAAACGGTGTAGCAAAGTCAATCTCTGCTGACGCTGAAAATAAGTTTTGGAACGGTGCAACTGCTGCAACTAAAACGGCTGTTGCTGCTTTAACTGCTGGTACTGCAAATACATCTGTTGGTGCTGCTGAAAAAACTTTAGTAGCTGCAATGCCAACTACTTTATTTGATTCAGTTATTACACGTGCTATCTATAATAACGCTGCCGTTGGTGGTCGTATTAAAGTTGTTGGTACTGCTGCAATCACTGCTGGTACAATCGTTGCACAATACCAATTATTATATGCTGGTATCGTTGCTGAAACTTTATCTGCATCTGACGAAAAAGCATTCATTTACGCACCACGTTCTCACAAACAATTAATCAATATTGCAAACGTTAACTTGACTTACAGAGATGTATTTAGCGTTGACATGGTTGCAGATAAATATTACTACTTAGGTGTAGAAATTAAATTTGTTCCAATTGCTGAAAACGTTATGTTTGTTTCATTACCAAGTAACATCAAATGGTGTACTGACTTAATGGAAGATTTAAACATGGTTGTTATTGATAAATTCCCTCAACCACGTAAAGATTACTTTTACGATGTAGTGTTTACTATCTTTGCTCACGTTACAAACCAAAGATTTAATACTCTTTACGTAGGATAAATAAATTAAGGGGTTATTGATTTAACCCCTTTCATTTTTAACATTATAAAATTATAAAAAAATGCCTTGTCCATTAACTCAAAATTATACACTAAAAGACTGCCTAACAACGGCTGGCGTAGCTTCATGGTATATTACACCATTTGCTAACGTTTTAACGTCTACATTAACTGCAAACGTTGTAACTGCTATTACTAAAACAGTTACATGGAAAACTATTGCTCAAGAAATTGAACAAGGTATGTGGTCTTATACTGGTGCAGGAACAACTGCTTCGGGTTCTAAGGCTTATGACTGGGAATGTTCAATTAAGATGCATGGTTTAAATACATTAGATCAACAAGAATTAGAATTGATTTTATCTAATAAAGTAGTGCTTATTGCAGTAATGCAAAACGGTGATGCTTGGATGTTAGGTAGAACTTATGGCTCAAACGCTATTGATTCTAAATTTGAATCGGGAACTGCAATGGGTGACTTTATTGGTAGCACATTAACAATCAAAGGACGTTCAAGCGTTTCGGCTGTAAAAGTTGATACTGCTATCTTAGCAGGTTTATTAACCTAGTAAATTAATTACACAAATATTAAAAGCAATCTTAATCGGTTGCTTTTTTTATTTTTGTAAAAGTTTAAAAAAATACTATATTATATTAGTGATATTAATAAATAAAAATACAACTAACAAAGTAATATTAACGCTATCTGAAAAGACAACGTTAACGAATGCAAAGTATTTATTTGAGGTTATTAATGACATGAGTAATACAGTTAAATGCTTTATTGCAGCGGATATAAGTACAAATAAATTAAGGTATAATGAATTTGATTTTATTGAAAACGTAACTGAAAATTTATTGAATGGCACTTTTAGTTTAACGTTAAGTGGTTTTTACAAATACAATGTTTACGAGCAAGCAAGTACAACTAACTTAAATCCGTTGTTAGCATTAAATTTAATTGATAAAGGAAAATTAAACGTTGTATCACAATTAAGTGATTACCCAGTTTATACTGGCAACGAAAACAATACAGTAGTATATGGCGGCTAAATTTCAATACATTGACAACAAGCATATGTTAACGTTTAAAGCGTTACCTAAATTAACGTTTAGCGAGGACACAAAAGGGTACATTAAATACGGTAAGGATAATATGTACCCACAAGAATTGGTGCGTTTATTTAATGAGCATCCTGAGCATAGGGCTATTGTTAACCGTAAAGCACGTTACATTTGGGGTAAAGGATTAAAAGCAGTTAACGAGATAGATCAAATTAAAGTTGACACGTTTATTGATAATTTTAACCGTAAAGAAACTTTAAACCAAGCTGGTAAAAAAGTAAGTTTAAATACAGAATTATTTAACGGTGTTTATGTAGAAGTAATTACTAACTTACAGGGACAACCGATTGAAATGTACTTTTTAAATTCTGCAAATTGTAGAATATCTGAGTGTGAAACTAAATTATATTTTAGTAAAAATTGGAATAGAAATACACAAAGCAAAGATATAAAGTGTATTCATAAATTTGAAAACAACGGAACTGCCGGCACATTCTTTATCGACTTTAAATATTATACAGCAAGTGCAAGTAAATTAGAAAGCGTTTATCCTATTGCACAATATCAAAGTATCGTAAATGATATTAATACCGATGTGGATATTAGTACGTTTAATAAAAATTATGTGTCTTCGGGATTTTCGGTTGGTAAGATTATAAACTTTTTTAATGGACAACCTACCGATGACATGATTCATTCAATTGAGCGTTCATTCAAAGGTACTTACACAGGCGAGAATGGCGAAAGTTTAATGATTACACACTCGGATAGGGATGACAAAGCACCCGAAGTAGTTGACGTTTCTGTAAATGATTTATCTGAGAAATTTTTGTTTACTTCAAAGCGTGCAATGAAAAAGATATTTGCGGGACACGAAATGGCACCCGAATTATTTAATATAAAATTTGATGAATCTTTTTTAAGTGGTTCACCCGATTTATTGATTTTGCAGGAACTATTTGTAAAAGGTTATATTGAGCCTAGACAAAACGACTTATTAGAGTTCCTATCTTATTTATCATTCTTAAAAACTGGTGAATATTTAGAAATGATGTTTGAGCCTATCAGTTTAATTGGTGCGGATTTAAGCAACGACCAAGATTTAAGTATAGCAGAACGTAGAACATTAAAAGGATATCAAACTGACGAAGCTGCAACGAAACCACAAGCGCAAGCTGTTAACGATGCTATAAACGCATTAAGTCCATTAGTTGCTAATAAAGTTTTAGAGTCAATGAGTCAAGATGAAATTAGAGCGTTGGCTTCATTACCACCTAAAAATGCAATGACTAATATAGATGGAACTCCAGTAATAGATGTTAATGGAATGCCAGTTGCTGCAACAAATTCAACCTCAACAAACGATAATTTAACAGGGCTTAGTGCTGCCGACAATGCCGATATGTACCGAATAGTAAGAGATTACACAAAGGGAAAAATAAACGAACATTTAGCAGTAACGAGATTAACTGCTTATGGTATTGACGAAACGCAAGCTAAAAAGATTTTAGGTATTGAAGTTAAGATGTCAAAAGAAAAAGATAAATTCTTAGCGCACTTAGAAAAATGTGCAATCATTGAAGACCCCACAACTTATACAGTAATTAAAAGAGAACGAGTAAAAAGTTCAAACGAAGCATTAAAATACGAACGTCAAATAATGAAGTTTGCCGATGCTTTAGTGATTAGCATACAAGAACTAGACAACGCTGTTTTAACTGCCTTAAAAGGCAATTCTAGTATGTCTATTGATGAAATTGCAAAAGCTACTCAAAGTGATTTTTATAAAGTAGAAGAATCAATTGCACGTTTAACTAAAAATGGTTTCTTAGATGACACAATTGGTGGTTTTAAACCTACCCAAAAGGCATTGGATAAACCAACCGAACCGATTGTAAGTAGAGAAATTTATACTGTTTATACTTACGATTTAAACGAGGGTGTAAGTTATGCTGGCAATCCAAATAAAATAAGTAAAAATTTATTAAGCACTTCACATGATTTTTGCAAAGCTACAATAGGTTTAACAAACAAAGGAATGAGTTGGGAATTTGAAGCTATTGATAATATGTCTAATGATTTTGGAGACAATGCTTGGGACTATCGTGGAGGCTTTACTAACAAAGGTAGCTTTATAGATAGCACTTGCAACCATTCATGGTATGCCGAAACTAGGGTACGAAATAAAGAAAAGAAAAAATAAACAATGGCTGACGTATTATTTATACAAGAAGACTACTTTAAAAAATTAGCGGGTGTCGATGGCAACGTGGATTGGAAAAAATTAGAAAGTACTATCATAATGGTACAAGATATTTACATACAAAAAATATTAGGCACACAATTATATAACGATTTAAAAACTAAAATAATTGCAAGCCCAACAATGGCTTTATATCCAAATGAAAAAGCACTAATTAACGATTATATTGCAAAGGCTTTATGTTGGTATGTAAAAATGGAAGCGTCACCAGACTTTAAATTTGCTTATCAAAATAAAGGCATACAAGTTAAAGGATCTGCTGACTCAAGTTCAGCGGATATTAGTGACGTTAAATTCTTAATGGATAAATGGCGCATTCATGCAGAAAGATACGCACAATTAGTAACTGATTATTTGATTGAAAATACTGCAACATTTCCTAAATATTTAGAAACAAGTAATACCGGCATGAATCCAACTGTACGCAATTATACTAACGGTGTGGCTATGCGTGGTGACTTAGATTTTGGTAATGAAGAGTTTAATCGTTTTAACTATTGGAGAAGACACGAAGAGTAAATGATAACATTAAACCAAGATATAGAATTATTTAAAAACTTTGCTTTAAAGCACAAAGGCATAAACTCATTTTACTTTGGGGATGAATCAGAAGCGGACACAAACGTAGAAATTGTTTATCCATTTATGAATGTGATTTTACAAGGTAGTAGTGTTACTGACAATGTAGTTTCTCGTAAATACATGATTGTGATTAGCGATTTAGTAAATAAGGATATAAGCAATATTAACCAGGTGCTTAGTGATACTGAGCGTATATGTTACGATGTACCTAACTACCTTAGACAAGTTAGCAATAGCAAGTT